ATACAAACGGTTCAATAGACCAAGTACGCATATTTGACAGAGCAATAACATCAGACGAAGTAACTACACTTTATGACGAGGTTTATTGTCAACCTACTATTGTACCGACAGACTATTTCGAACCTGTTATATATACTGGTACTAGTGGTACTCAATCAATAACATCTTTGGATTTTCAACCAGATTTTACTTGGATAAAATCAAGAAGTAATATAACAAGCCACGTTTTATCAGATAGCGTAAGAGGTGCTAATTTAAAATTAAGGTCAAATAGTACTGGCGCAGAAGCTGGCACAGATTACGGAGTTGTAACTTCTTTTGACTCTAATGGGTTTACCGTAGGAGGTACTATTGATACAGGAGATGTTAGTTTTTTAAACAGAACCTACGTAGCTTGGAACTGGAAAGCTCCTTTGGCTAATTTATCAACTGGTTTTAACGGTAGTAGTAGTTATATATCTACAACGTTGCCTAATAATGATATCGAAGCATTTTCTTTTTGGATGTATTTTGTTTCGGGAACTACTGCTAATAGACCATTAGGAAGTACAGTTTCTTCTAGTGGTGGTAATTTATCGGTAGAGGTGGCTGCAGACGGGAGTATCGCTTGTCAATTACAAAACTTGCAAACTGTCGGTGGAGTTGGTGTTCTAGGTTCTACAGGTTGGAAAAATATTTATTATGATACCAATAGAGATTTATATATAAATGGCGTTTTACAATCAACTACAGATTCTAGCACTTCGTTTCCTGCATCAAATTTACTTATTGGTGCTTTAAGAACTACATACGGTTTTTTTGACGGCGAAATAAACCAAGTAAGAGCATTTAACACAACGCTAACAGCTTCTCAGATTGCTGATCTATACGCTGAACCATTGGAAAGTAATAATACGTTAAACTATCCTGCAGGTGCGGGTTGTATTGCGGCTTATCCATTACAAACAGATGCGGTGGATTTAAGTGGCAATTACAATGGTACGCCTAGTAATGTAACATTTGGTAAACCAGGTTATTTAACTGAAAACACCGAAGGTACGACAACGAGTACAGTAGCTGCTAGTGTAGATTCTGGCTTTAGTATTGTTGAATATACTGCAGGTGGAGCATCAACTGTAGGGCACGGATTGAGTCAAGCTCCCGAACTTATAATAACAAAAAATTTAGATATATCTGAACAATGGTTCGTATATGCAGAACCTGTCGGAACTCAAAAGTTTTTAGGATTAAACACAACAAGTGCGGCTACATCGAATTCGGGAGTTTATACAAATATAGGAGCAGATACATTTACGAATAACATATCGGGTACGTCAAGAACTTATATCAACTACTGCTTCCACAGCGTAGATGGATATTCTAAAATAGGTTCTTACGTTGGAACGAACACAAGAACAGGTATCGTTACAGGGTTTAGACCTGCTTTTGTTATGATTAAGAGAACAGATGCTTCAAGCCCTTGGTTTATTATTGATAACAGAAGATTTGCAACTTATCAATATGACAAATATTTACTTGCTGATTCGTCAGCAATAGAAGGAGCGCTTGGAGGTACTCAATACGTTTCGTTTTTAAGTAATGGTTTTAGTGTAGAAACTGGAAGTGGTTTAAACGGTAGTGGAAATTCATACATTTTTATGGCATTTGCAGAAGAGAACGTACAACCAAAACCAGAGTTAGCTAATAGTTTTAACGTAGTTACTTATACGGGTAATGGTACAGATATAACTGTTAATACAGGTCTAAAACCAGATATGGTTTGGATAAAAGAAAGAACAAGTACTTCAGCTCATAGGATAGTTGATTCCGTAAGGGGTGACAAAAAAAGAATATTTACAAATCTAACCAACGCAGAAAGCGAGGCTGCAGCAGGTGAGGTTCTTCTTGATAACGGATTTCAAGTTGGAGCAGATAATGGCAGTAATCAAAACGGAGAAGATTACGTTGCTTGGGCTTGGAAAGCATCTAATGACAGTACTATCAATAATGACGGTAGTATATCAAGTGTGGTTAGTGCGAATCCTGCTGCTGGGTTTAGTGTGGTTTCTTATGTAGGGGCAGGAACTTCTACTACAGTAGGACACGGATTAAGTTCTGCTCCTGAATTGATTATATTTAAAAATACAAATGCAACTGCAAATTGGGCGGTATATAATAGTACTGTTGGAACAGATGCTACGTTACAATTAAATACCACAAGTGCTGCAATTAGTGTTTCAGGTAAATATTCAGGAACAAATTCAAATGTTTTTGGTATTAATTCTGCTTCAGATGTGGGTTCTTCATCTCATAATTTTATTGCCTACTGCTTCCATTCAGTAGATGGTTACCAGAAGATAGGGAGTTATAGTGGTTCAAGTTCAAACGTAACAGTAACTACAGGTTTTAGACCTCGTTGGGTTATGGTTAAATCTACGACATCAGCTCATAGTTGGTATGTAATAGATTCTGCTAGGGGTGCAACAAGTTCATCTTCTATTGGTTTGTTTCCAAATTTATCGAACGCTGAAGCATCAGGGTATGGTATATATTTTGAAGATAATGGATTCGTGGTCTCTTCTGGTGTTGGAACAGGAACTAATGCGTCGGGTAACACGTACATTTATTTAGCAATAGCATAAAACAATGGAAAAAAAGAAATTTAAAGATACCGGCGTTGGTAAATTTTTATTAGATAAAATACCCAGCGTTGTTGGAGCTATTGCTGGCGATACACCTGTTGGTTCTGTAATACAAGCTATAATTGGTGGTTCAGATATGAGCGATGCTGATAAAGAAATTGCTCTTGAAAAATTAAAAATGGAACGTGCCGAAATAGATGGTACGACAAAGAGGTGGGTAGCTGATGCAAGATCAGGCTCTTGGCTAGCTTCAAACGTAAGACCTTTGGTTCTTGTGTTTTTAACAGTTAGCTATGTAGCAGGATGGTATATGGGTTACCCATTAGATTCAATAACTGGGTTACTTACAATTGTGATCGGAGGATATTTTGGTTCACGAGGAGTAGAAAAGGTTTTTGGTAATAATAAACATAGATAATGATACAAGACTTAAAAATCTTTGGAATAAACGTAGTTGCAATGGTGTTTTCAATAGTGCCTGAAATAAATGTAGTACTACAGACAATAGTTTTATTGTTATCAATTGGATATACAATATTAATGATAATAAAAAAATCAAAAGAATAGCGTCATGAAATACTTTAATGAATCTGAATTTAAAGAGTTTAGCAAAATGGACTCAAATCTTCTTGAAAAATTAGATAATTTAAGAGAAGTTTATGGATATCCTATAAAATTAACATCAACCTATAGATCGCCTGATCATCCTATTGAAGCTAAAAAATCTAAACCTGGCGAACACGCTTATGGCGCAGCTGTTGATATCGCATGTGTAGGAGGTGAAGCAACATTTAAATTAGTTAAAGCGGCCATAGAGGTTGGTTTTACTAGAATAGGTATAAGCAGAAAAAATAACTTTGTTCACGTAGGGATTGGATACGAAGGTGCTCCTCCTGTTACAATATGGACATACTAAATAAATTAAATGAAATTAATTAGAAAAATAAGCGTAGGTACAGATTATAAAAATGAAGCTATGCATTACTCAGTAGGTCAAGAAGTTTATGGTGGACATAAGATATGCGACATACTAGATGACGAGGGAGGTTATAAAATTTATATTACAAAAAACAAAGAGGTATTACCGTGGAAGTATTTTAATTCAAACATGGCTGTATCTATAGAATACAATTTAGACTATTAAATGAAATCACTTTTTAATTATATTATATCTACTGAATCAAGGTACAACAATAAAGTAAATGTTGACCAAAAAGAATTAATACTTAATACGGAGATCAGCGAGCGTGACTATATGTTTGTTAATAGAATAGGTACTATCGTTAATGAACCCGCGTATGGAGTAACTTTAAAGACCCCTAAAAAGGGAGACACTGTAATTGTGCATCATAATGTTTTTAGAAGATGGATTGATATAAGGGGTGAAGAAAAAAACAGTGCAAGCTTTTTAAAAGAAAACGAATACTTTGTAGCTCCAGATCAGATATTTGCTTATAAAAGAAATAAAGAATGGCACTGTCCAAATGAGTATTGCTTTGTCAGCCCTTTAGATATTAAAGACGCATGGTCTCCTGAGACTGAGCAAAAATTAAAAGGTGAGCTTGTGTATAGCAACGACGAATTAGGGTCCTTAGGTATAACCCTAGGAGATATCGTGGGCTTTACACCAGAATCTGAATATGAGTTTGAAATAGAGGGAAAGAAATTATATAGAATTTTATCTAATCAAGTTACAATAAATTATGGACAGAAGAAAACGAGTAATTGAAGCTGCTGAAAAAGCTTTAGTAGAACTTGAAAAAGTTATTAAACAAAATATAGATTTACAAGAATTAGATCCTGAAAAAGCAAAAACAGCGGCACAAGCAAAATGGGTTGCAATTGAAGACTCTTTAAAAATAATTGAAAAAATTGAAGAGCTTGCAGAAAAAAAAATAGAAAATAAAAAATCAGAAGCTTTTATGGGTGTTGAAAATAGAGTTAAATAATGTACAAACAAACTTTATATAAAATACACACAGATCACTTATCTGATAAAAAGATAAAGAAAGATAATAAATATAAAAAATTTAATTACGGTTATAACGAAGAATTAGATTGCGTTATAATAAGTAAAGATGGTACTTTAGGTGATATATATGAAATTCAAGGTCTAAAGGTAGGAATACCTAAAACTCCAAATAAAATAAATGGTGAAGACCTTAAAAAAGAAGATCAAGTATTTAAACAAATATCTAAACCTGCATCGCTTAGTGGAATAAAAAATTTAATTGATTTTAAAGAATATGCAGAAGATGTTAAAGAACAATACTATGAATATATTGAAAATGAGTTTAATTATCGTTCTAATGGCTACTGGTTCATGTGCAACAATGAACCTTGTTACATTACAGGATCGCACTATATATACCTCAACTGGACAAAAATTGACGTTGGATCACCTGATTTTAGGCAAGCAAACAGAATATTTTACTACTTTTGGGAAGCTTGCAAGGCAGATAGAAGATCTTACGGCATGTGTTACCTTAAGAACAGACGATCTGGGTTTAGCTTTATGGCATCCTCAGAAACAGTTAACTTGGCAACAATATCAAAAGATTCTAGATTTGGGATCTTATCTAAGACTGGTGCAGATGCAAAGAAGATGTTCACAGATAAGGTGGTACCAATATCCATTAATTACCCGTTCTTTTTCAAACCAATACAGGACGGTATGGAAAGACCCAAAACAGAACTATCCTATAAAATTCCGTCCAGAAGACTCACAAGAAACTCCATCAAGGAGAGTTATAGTCAGGAGGAACGTAGGCAGGAATTACGAGGGCTTGACACCACGATCGACTGGAAGAACACGGGCGACAACTCGTACGATGGAGAGAAATTACAACTCCTCGTCCACGACGAATCGGGGAAGTGGGAAAAGCCGGATAATATCCTCAACAACTGGAGGGTCACGAAAACGTGTCTCAGGCTCGGTGCAAAAATAGTTGGCAAGTGCATGATGGGATCTACATCTAATGCAATTGATAAAGGAGGTGATAATTTTAAAAAATTATATTACAATTCAGATGTTACAAATAGAAACCGCAATGGCCAGACTGCAAGTGGACTATATTCTTTGTTCATACCTATGGAATGGGGATACGAAGGGTTTATTGATAAATTCGGATATCCTGTCTTCGAAGCTCCATCAGAACCGATTAAAGGAATTGATGGAGAGCAGATTTTTAATGGAGTCATCGATCATTGGAACAACGAGGTCGAAGGTTTAAAAAATGATAGTGATGCTCTTAACGAATATTATAGACAATTTCCAAGATCTGAAAAACACGCGTTTAGAGATGAAACTGTAAATTCTTTATTTAATCTAACTAAAATATATGAACAAGTAGATTATAATGAGGAGATGACTTTAAAAGGTTATGTAACAAGAGGATCTTTTTCTTGGAAAAATGGAATAAAAGATACAGAGGTTGTATGGTCACCAAATAAAACAGGAAGATTCAATCTATCTTGGATACCACCTGTTTCTTTACAAAATAATATAATTACAAAAAATGGAACTAAATACCCTGGTAATGATGGCCTTGGATCCTTCGGCTGCGATAGTTATGACATTAGTGGTACTGTCGGTGGTGGCGGTTCTAATGGTGCTCTTCACGGATTAACAACCTGGAGTATGGTTAGTGACGTTCCAAACAGTAAATTTTTTTTAGAATATATTGCAAGACCACAAACCGCAGAAATATTTTTTGAGGATGTGCTTATGGCGTGTATATTCTATGGCATGCCTATATTAGCAGAAAACAATAAACCAAGATTATTATATCATTTTAAAAGAAGGGGTTATAGAGGTTTTTCTATGAACCGCCCCGATAAAACAAAAATTAAATTATCTAAAACAGAATTAGAGCTGGGTGGAATACCTAACTCTTCGGAAGATATTAGACAAGCACACGCCGCTGCAATTGAAACGTACATAGAATCTCATGTAGGTAACTTGGGTGAATCTCACGGAAATATGTATTTTCAAAGAACCTTAG